CCAAACAAAGGGAATATACAGAGATTAGCTGTGTAGTTGATAGCAAAGCCAATCATTGTATTGATGATGGCTTCAATAAAGCTACCTAATTTTGTTTGATTCACTTAAGCTCCTCTTTAGGCCTGTCATCACCTTCTGTATAGTTTTTAGCGTAAAGGGTTAGCATGCGTAAATTGGCCATAGCGTGAGCTAGATGAGACAATCCGCTTTCTTCATCTACTTCTTCCCCAGCTTGCCATTTAGCCATATGACGTAGCAAACAAGCATATGGAACACTCCAGGCCATTCCTTTAGTCCAGTTCCATGCATTGTATTTGCGCTTGCCATACTCCCATACACGTGCTTCATCTTCTAGTGTGCAAAGAGGAATAAGCGAGTAGTCAGGCTTCCCTACATTATACCTAGCCCCACTCCCTTTCTCTTTGCTATTTACATCTCCAATTCCTTCTATTTTAGGAAACGGTGTATTCATAGATAAAATCCCCTATCTTCCATAGCTATCACTAAACCATCGCTAACTTCAGCTCTGTCTTCTTTAGGCACTAAGTTAAAATAATTTAAAACTAAATCAGTGCCGCGTAATGTGATTTTCTTAGTTTCTTTATCTAGATTGGACAAGATAATATTGCACATTGTTACAGCACGGTTTCTATTTCGTAATTCGGCGTCTGTAATATCATTGAATAAAGAATACCCTTTATAATTATCACTTTGCATTTTTTCTTCTTTCTGTGGCTATGCTCTTCTCTTGAGCTGTCTTGGCTTTGTGGCAATCAGTACAAAGCACCTGAAGCTTCTCTTTTTCGCAGTACATGCTATTGATGACATCACCCCAATTAGTAAAACCTTTGGACGGGTCTATAATCGGTTCAATGTGGTCTACTTGGACATCTTTAGCTGGAAAATATCCCATACAGCTCTTGCATAAATAATGCTTGGCTTGTCTACCTGTTTTAAGGTTTTCTTTGACCCCGATACAAGCATCATTTAACGTGGTGTATTTCGGTTCCCATCGTCTGCTTCCTGAGCGCAATATGGACTTAATAAAGCTATTGAATCTAGCTTCTGTCCATTTACCTCCATTATAAATCCTCATCTATCTCCCAGAGGACCGGACTACCATCCTCATTAAGTTTTCTAGTCATCCACAGAAGCCTTCCTTGCTCTAGAAGCTCTTCTCTTGCTCTTGCTCCAAACTTCTCTCTATAAGCTGCAATTACCCTGTTAAGTCCTTCTCTGTAGCTTGTGCATCCCTCAAGCGTTTCAAAAGCTTTGACCGGGCCACAGCGAGGGAGACCTGGAATTGTATCTGTTGGGTCACCTGTGAGACACTGGGCGAGGAAGAACAATAAACCGTCACCTTTGATTTTTTTTCTATCCTTGCACAATTTAATGTGTCCAAGCTTTCCAACAAGAGTGAGAGCACTTGCAGGTCGATTTCCCACTTCCCAAGTATAGTGCCATCCAGGTACAGCTCTAAGATCTTTGTCAATGCTGCATATACATGCTTCTCCATTCCTACTTGTTTGCTCAATAGCAAGGATGTCATCTGCTTCAAGTCCATCTTGCATTCTGTAGTCATATTTCCCCTTGATATATGCTTTAAGATTGTAATAGTGGAATGGCCTATCCCCTGCTCTGTCTTTGTATTTAGCTCGCTTTGCTATAGCTTCTCTAAAATTACCTTGTCCGGTAAGGCATAACATGGGCGGCTCATCTGCCTCAATTTCATCACATATATATTGAATCTGCCTATCTAAAGAATCTGCTGCTGTATCAAAAGAAGAAAGAGGGACTTCTTCCCCATCCCTCATTCCACCATTATGAGCAAACCCTATTTGATACAATAGGCAGTCTGCATCAATTAATGCCTTCAAACATCCTCATCATCTTCAATAGTTAAGATACAAAAAATCACTATGATTACTACTAAGGCTACTATGAATGTAGTCATTTATTTTCCTATGCTAGTAAGGATTGTCTTCATCATCTGCTGCTACAACAGCTGGCTTGCTTTCTTTAGGTACATGGACACGTGTTTCATGGTGACCTGTTTTAATAGCTAAATGGCTACCTGCAAAGTTAAGATTGGACTTAATCTTCTCTTTTACCCATTCAGGAAAACCATTAAACAATTCCATGTCTGGATTGTCTAAATCAAATACACGGACAGGGTTTTTAAGTGGTGGCATGGCTGCTGCTTTCTTGCTGCTAATAGCTGACACATTACCGATATTTGTATAAACCTTGTCACCCTTCTTATTCAGCACTACAGTTACATTGCATGCCATCCCTGCCAGCTTGCTGAAGTCTCCGTCATGGATGTTCTCAGGGTCTAAAGCTAAATAGCGTTTAGTGCTTTTAGCGTTATCTGCTGACAACCCATGCAATGGCATTGATTCAGACAACCAACGAGGGTTGTCTTCCTGCTCTACCCCATTAGCATCTACCATATAGACATCTGCTAATTCATATGTAATCATGATTTCATTAGCTGGTGCCTTGTCTTTCCCCTGGAAGGGCTTCTGTGGCTGTAACCCTAAGTCTACAATCTGCACTACATAAGCAGGATAGACATCTGCTTCAATTTGAGGCTGTTCTACACGATTGCTATTATTTGATGCTGCTTTTAATGCCATTTAATTCCCTTATTGGTTGTTTAAGATATTCCATGCTGCTGCTGCCACAATAGGAACTTGTCCGTTCCCAATGGCTGTAAGTCTGTCCATCCTATGGGCCACCCCATGAGCCACTCTACCCAATACGGGTTCAGACTCCCACCACCTGCATCTGGTTTCACACTGGTAGATAGTCCTATTTGCTTCCCCATGCCTATCCTCCTCTGGATAGAGGGGTCGCTCATGTTTCCCCTGTCCCTGTTGTCCGAAGCTTGCGGGGTTGGGAACTTCAATACCATTGTCTCTAAACCAGGTGTTCTCCCATTTCGAGTAATGGTTGCTTCCCTCAGCAATGCTTCTTTCGATTTTGGGGGAAGCTTGTCCATGGTTACGGTGATAGCCCATAATCCATATCCTTTTCCTCTGATGAGGTGCTCCGGCATCTTCTGCTGATACAACCCCCCATTTAGCATCAAACCCCATCTCGGATAAGTCCCCGAGTACTCTGTGTATTCCCCGCTTAGTGAGCATTGGGGAGTTCTCCACGAAGACATATCTGGGCTGTACTTCGCCAATAATTCTAGCCATTTCCCCCCAGAGTCCTGATCGCTCTCCTGTAATACCTGCCCCCCTACCAGCAGAGGATATGTCTTGACAGGGAAACCCACCAGATACCACATCAATACGCCCTTTCCACACTGTTCCGTCAAAAGTTCGCACGTCATCCCAAACCGGGAAAGTCGGGATTGTTCCGTCATTTTGTCTGGCCAGCAGTACTGATCTGGCATAGGCGTTGTATTCAACTGCACAAACTGTTCTCCATCCGAGTAGGTGCCCTCCGAGAATTCCACCACCCGCTCCTGAGAACAGAGATAGTTCTCGTAATCCTGTTTCATTTTCCTTGAAATAACCCAAGTCAAATTCACCCCTTTCTAATGTATGTCATACCAATTTTTTCCAATAGCTCCATGTCCTACATGTGGGCATTTAATTCCATAAAACTTACCTGCCCATGCAATTGCTTCTTCAGATATTTGTTTTACGTCTTCTGCTACTTCTTCTCTGCATTCAATGGTAAACTCGTCATGGTAAAAACATACAATACCATAATCAATTCCCCATTTATATTTCTTTTCAAGCTGCTTATTAACTCTGATATATGCAGCTGACATCATGATGGCTTCATCCGACTGAAGAAGATAAACTAATAATTGATGCTCAGAAGTGACTAGTACAGGTCGGCCATCAAGGCCAGTTATAAACCCATCGTAATATTCCATACGGTTAAATCTAGGGTTAAATCTTTTCTTAGCTGTACGCTTCCACTCATCTGATAGCCGCTGCATAAGCTCCCCTAGTCCATCAAAGCCTTTGTAAAGCTTTGCTCTAAGCTCTGTGCCCTTTCCAGGCTGATTAGCTGCTTTAGCTATCTTATTATCCCCACCACCAAACAGCATGCAATACATCACTTTCTTTGCTGTATCTCTGCTGTCCAGTTCTCCAATCTTCTTAGTGAGTGAATGTAAGTCTGTGCCCTTGTCTTTATCCCCAGACACAATAGCGTCTATATAAGCTTGGCTTTCCATTCTCCCACCTAACATCCTAAGCTGGCAACTATCGCTATCTGTGCCAACTAACACATAGCCTGGCTTGCTAGTAAATACCTTTCTGAGCTGCTTTCCATAAAAGCTTTTAGCTCCAGGTATATTAACAATACCTCTGTGAGTTAGTCTTCCCGTAACTGCCATAGATGCTACATTGCTAGCGATACGCCCATCTGGTCTAATAAGATTTTGCAAGCCCTCCAGAATGCTTCTTCGCTGTCTGCATTGGACTCGCTTGGCTACAAGTTTTCCAACTTTGCCATTAATCCCCTCAAAGGGGTCATCTTTAGACATTTTAGGACTGCTTCGCTCTCCGTCATCGTTAATATTCCATTCTAACGGCTCCCATCCCTCTGCTAGCAAATAGCCCTTAGTCTCCATATTAGAATCTAGGTTTATTTTCCTAAATGAGATTCTAGTAAATGGCCCACCTACTATCTTGCTGTCTTCTGGCAACCCTTGGGCCACTAACCATGTAGCTAGGCTTGCTGAAGGTTTTCCGCTATTTAAATATGGCTTCTTAACGTAATTAAATTCCCCTGCTTTCTTAGTTTCCTCTACTTCAATTAAACTGGGTAAGCTAGGCTGTAATACACTATCAATCCTAGCAATCCACCTAGTGAGCTGAGAAATACAAAAATTGATATGAGTGTTATCAGCAAGCCATCCATATTCTGACTGCTTCTGTAGATATTCAAAGAGCTTAAAAGAAAGCTTAAAAGCATTATCCCAACCAGTACCGTTGGCTTCATTAAGTAATTCCTTATAAACTAGATGTAAAATTTCTGTATCTTCAGTACAGCGGTGGAGCATTTCTTCACTATATGTATCCCAGTCATCGTGTGCTGGCTTACCCCTTCCTACTCGGTATCCCCAGGCCTCAATAGAATGTGGTGATATGCTTCTATCTTGGCAGTTAGGCGGCAAGGTACGCTTAGGATTTAAAAGCCTAGACATAATCAGCGTGTCTATCTTCTGGCCCTTGAATACATAGCCATACAGCTTCTCTAAAAGGGGTAAGTCATAGCCCAGCTCATTGTGCATAATTAAGACATCAACTGTATTTAAATACTCCAGCATGCTCTGAACGTCATCTGGTTTAAACTTTTTAATTTCGTTAGTGTTAATGTCTTTAAATACGCCACAATGTACTTTTGTTGCTTGATCTAGAAAGCCATTAGCTTCTAAATCTCCACAGACAATTCTCAATAATTAGCCTCCGAAATGGATACATAGTGATAAGGTAAAGCTAAAGAATGTCAAGATAATGGGCCACGAGCTGTACACTGTAAAGAATCGCTCTATTTCACTTTTTAAAGAATAATCTAACAGCTGTAAAAGTATAGCGAATGTCCCAAAACAACCAGCAGCTATACTAAAATAATACAATACATTCATTTATATCTTCCTTTCAATTCGTCTCTAAATCGTTTAATAATCTGCCTACAATTTCCATGGGTATGCCCTGTGATTTTAGAAATGTCTCTAGAAGAAAGCTCCTCATTAAACCACATTTTTAAAATCTCTTTCTGAACATCTGGCTTACTCTCTATTAGCTCTTTCACTTCCTCATAAGTTTTCTTAACTTGATGAGAAGCATGAACAGCTTCAAAATCGTCTTCTTCAAAATCTTCTTTTCCAAATCCTTTCTCGTTATTCTTATGTTCTTTAAGACAGTTAGTCAGTATGGTGGAAAACCATTTATTGAAATCTGTCCCATCAAAAGAATTAAAGTATTTCAATGCATTAGCATATGCTTCCTGTACTACATCTTCAGCATCCCAAACTGTTCCAGCTCTAAAGGCTAAACGTTTAACTAGCTTGTCATGGTGCTGCTTATAATGCTGCAATAAAGCTTCTGACATCACAGGAAACGGGTTGGAAAAACCTGGATTATTGCATCCACATCTCTGTTTTGTTTAAATAATGAGATAGC